ATCATAGACCTTTTTATTGTCTTTATTATAAGTATAATATGCACCAAGTTTAAACTTTTCCTTATATATATTCATAATAATTCATTTAATTACTATTCTTTTGACAGTGTGGTTAATGGTAAAATTACAGGAATCTTGCCTGAATTCAAAACCACACCACAAGATATCTTATATGTTTTAGGAAAAAACTTACTGTAATTCATTGCATACTGAGCTCTATCTACCCCACACCCTGTTTGCATTCCCCAATGATTACCCGCGAAAATTACCGACGCTTCAGTATGGATATGACCCTGTACAGTAGAATCTCCAAATTGTAATGCTTTATTTACTGCTGCATTTCTTCCTGAACTTCCTGTGCCATGTGTATATATTACACCATCTATTTTATGTACTTCTTTAAAATCCCAATCAGGCACTCTCAAAACTTCATTATAATCTCTAACCCACTTTTTGCTTACACCCACCTCAAAACATTTTCTACGAACAATGGCATCATGATTTCCTATACAAACTGAAACACCTCTTGGTACTGTTTTATTATTAAAAATCTTGTACCATTCTTGTATTCTATCTATTGCCCTGTCAAGTTCTTCACCCGCACCATAGCCATCAGGATCAGCAGTATGGAAGCTGCTAAAATGATTGTCAATGAGGTCTCCCAAAAAAACGACAGTATTACATTCGTAAGTGTGATAAGCATTTACACAATGTTCCAAATATCCTTTTAAGCAAAATGGTTCGTGTAAATCTCCAACGCAGAGTACGTTGTTTAGAGAATTGGTTTCGGATTGGCGTAATTCTTTTATCAGGTCATGTTCTGACCTTGTTAGTCTTAACCGATATTCTTTTAATTGTTTTATTTGTTTCTAACTTTTTCAATACTCCGCCCACCAAAGTAAGCACCAATCACCGTTATCAATACTAGCTGTAGTAGGTCTATCCAATTTTCTTTAACCTCAAACTCAATTAATCCACCCTCAATAAAGATTAGTAGAACCGTTGACACTACTAGAAATGCTAGTGTTAAAGGTCTTATGTTTGCAGGTAACCAACCTGCTTTAGCATCTGCTTCCCATCTTCTAGTAATTTGTTCTTCAGCATTTGCTTTAGCTTCTAAAAATATCTGTTCAAATTTAATCTTTAATTGCTCTCGTTCTTCATCAGTCGTTACTATGTTATCAACCAAGTTGTTAACATCTAAAGACATATTTCCAAATAGTTTTGATAAGAATTTCATATTGAACTGTATTTAATTAATGGTCTATATTTTGTTTTGTTGTTTATGTCCTTATAAGCTACAAGGACTTGTTTTCTATTATCAACAACCTTCCAACTAATATGCACCCAAGCAGGGCGTTGAGGATCATTGTATTCTGTGCTGTCACCAAACTCAAGAATCATTTGGTCAAAGTCTAAATCTAAATCCATAACAGCTTGATAGATTTTAATGTTGTCCATTTTGCCACGTTTAACAAGTTGACAGTCCACAGCTTCATAGCGACAATGTTGAGAGTTTGCTGATGAACCAATAGCTTGAGATAGAGCAGGACTTCTATAGCCGCTAGTAATTCTAATAGAACCCAACTCATTCCTGATTGGTTGTAATAGATTAGCGGCTAGAAGTCGTAATTTTATGATGCCCTCTTTCGTGGGCGTATTATCCATATTTAATCGTAATGCCGTGTCAGATTTTATTAACTCTTGTAATGTAAAGTTCTTTGATAATCTCATTCGAATTTAGCTAAATATACCTTGTCTATCTTTTCTTGTATTTCATCAAATGTTGCTTCTAATTGCATCATTATATTGGCTTCAAATCGTACTATCTCTACATTGTTATCAAATACAATAACAGTAGGCACAGATTTGATTTTATGCTTTTCTTGCATATCAGGATTGGTGCAAATAATTACATCTTCCTTTTCGCAATCTTTTAAAACCTCTATATTAAAACTATTATCAGAGTTCCATTCACTATTAAAATGAATTACGGAAACCTGACCAAGACAACTACCAACACAAAAAAAGAATAATCCAAGCATTATGTATGGAAAATAATTCATATCTATTTGTTTAAGTTATAAAGCCGTTCATCAATAGTATTTAGCTTATCCTCAATTGCATCTAGCTTTTTACTATTGCCCATTATAGTAGTCCTAACGAGTTCGTCCTTTAAATTATACTCGGTAGCACTAACCCAATTACCCTTTTCTAATGCCTTTTTATTTTCATCAATATCAGCTTTCAAAGTAAAATAGGTGCTTGACACAGATATAGCCATACCAATAACTATTGCTATAGTTTTTAAATCTAATGTCAACTGTGACTTTTCGCTTAAAACGGTTGGTGTCATTTGTTGCAGGATTTACGGTCAGCAATTCCTTGAGCAATAATAAGTGCAGCACCAACCCAAATAAGGTTAGCCATTTCACCTTCTGAAATTCCAAACGAACTAGAGCAAGTTATAAAAAGGAACATTGCAAAAGCGTACCAAAATTTCTTTGATTGAAAAACTTTTTCAAACGTATCAACAATTTTTTTTAAAATATCCATAATTTATTAATTTAATTTATATTTAATTTTACCATTCTGAATATACACCCCTTCAGGTCTTATAATTTCATAACCCAAAAGGTTATACATTTTGTTGTCTGTTTTAGACTTATCTAAAACTTCTTGCATACCACTATTACAAGGCAACCCTGTATCGCAGTCTACATATTCTGTTATTATCACATCTTGATATTCTATAATAGTATCTGTGATTGTTTCTATTTGAATTATTGTATCTATTTCTATGACAGGTATTTCTACATATACTGTATCACAGCTACCATAAGTGCCACATTCTGCAATAGTTGTCGGAACTGCATCAGCTTCGTCTGAACCGTCCACGCAATCCAACCAACCATCATTAAGATAAAATAGATTGTTAAGACCATTAGGAACGCAACCATTAGGAGAATACTGAGTCCAATTAGACTCATCGTCTCCACAATAGAATCCATTTTGCTCAACACATAATTCACAATTCGTTTGACTAAAAGCATATCCACATATTAAAAATAAAAACAATAATTTTTTCATACCTAAAAGATTAAATAATTAAACCCAAATTTACAATCCAACACTTCATTTCCCCAATAGTTTAAATGAGTGCCTTCTACAAACAATCCCAAATGCTTAGTTACTCTAACCCCTAAAATAGCACCTGCGTCCCATTCTAGCTGTTCTAAGGCATTATCTCCGTATTCATAAGAGAAACTATCTAAACCATAGTGATAGGGCATTAGATTCGCCCAAATGTGAATCCAATAATTAGGGTTGTATTTATAGTATGCCAAACCAATCACTAAACTTAACTCTTTTTGCATACCTAATTTGTCTAATTCTCTACTATTAAAATCAGCGATTGCTTGTCCAAAATAGTGCTTGTAAAATTCATCATTTGATGTGGCTAATAATTCACCATCTTTAAACCAATGCCATTGACCATTTACAAATTGACTTGAATAGCCAAACTCTTGTGCTAATTGTGGGAATGATTGTTCTCCTGCTACCCAAAAATCCTCAATGGGTGTATAGCCGTAAGGGTCGTGTATTCTAAATACCCCACCTAATGTAAAGTCAAAATCTCCTTTAGTTAATCTATATCTTAAATCGGCAGAATTGTATCTTAAATCTACTCTTTGCAGGTCAGTATATTGTGCCTTTGCTACAAATCGTTTTCCCAAGTATCGTAGCCAATAATTTTGCTCATTAAGTGTGTCGCCACGATGACGTATAAATGAATAATTAAAAAGATACTCAAAACCAACAGCGTTGGAAATAGTAACATTTTCTGCCACGTTGTCCTCTGTTCCATAATACCAAGTTTTTACTTTGTGTTCGTAGTCAAAACGGGCAATTTTTCGCCACCCGATTGTCAAATTAAAGTCATAGGGGTTTATCTGTGTGACATCTTCATAACCTTTATCAATAGAAATATAGTCTTGATTTTCGACCATACTTGTATTAATATTCATTGATGTATATATCGTTGAATACTTAAAAAAATCTATTTGCCCAAGTGACAAAAACGGAATTAATAATAATAAATATTTTATCATAATAGTTTTGTATAGCAATAAGTTAAATAAACATCACAAGACCAACCACCATTAAAACCTGTACTACTTGCCCACATTTTAAAGGATTTATTAACCAAAGAACCTGCATCAACACCACCACCAGGTTGACCACCACCAAACACATAACTTGCATCAGCACTTTTTGCACCCATAAACCTTGACGACCTATCCCAATACAAAGTGTCTTGTGTGTTATCCCAACCAAATAGCAAATTGTTATTAGAACTTTCGGCGGCAGCAGCATAAGTGCATAATACAGTAGCACTTATTGGTGTCACCATATAACCACTCAAAGCACCCACTAATACTTTTGGTGTGTTCTCTAAGTCCAACACCTCAGCATTACTTAATGAAAACTTATCTGTCTGAATCACAAATTTTGAGTCCAATTTTTTAGATGTTCCCGCACTACTACCTGTAGTATCAGATACGTCAACAATCATATAGAGATCACCGCTACCCGTCTGTTCTTCGAGTGCTGTCTTGTCTGTCAGTCTTTGTCCTGCCATAATTTAATTTTTTAATATAATTTTTTAACTTTTTAAAGTTCTCCAAACTACTTGGATATTTTCTTCTCTTAACAGCCATATATAGTAATTCCTGCCCCTTGTAATAAACTCTTTAATTTATTGCTTCTAGGTACATTAATATCAAGGTTCATTCCTGAATAGTAATTTCTTGTGGTCGCTGATAATTCCCCTGCATCATTATTGCTTCCATATTCAGGGAAAGCCGCTGTTCCTTTGTCTCTTAAATAGTCTATCATTCTTTGTCGGTAGAACTCCGCTGCATCTTTTGCTCTATCCATAAGTGGGCGTAATTCATCATAACTAGCACTTGATGATTGGTCTGTTGCACCCATAACCACCGTTGCATTATTAACCATTCTCAAACGTAAGAACGGCAGTAATTCTGCAAAGGCAAATTGTACCAATGCCTTTTGTAGATAATCTTCAACTAATGTTTTATAATCACCTGTTAATGATCCACCTTGTATATCTGATTTTAGCTTTGCATCTAAATCAGTTCCTAAAATAGGTAATATATACATATCCTGTGCTAATAAGATATAAGGCATTATTAGGTTATCGTCAACCGAACCGCCCAAAGCTGTGTCTTTCTTGATTCTTGTACTACTAATGTAGAGTGTGTGTTGTATCGCCATATTTTAATTTTATTTTACGCCTGGATAATGCCCTCTGTTTGGCATATTCTCAGGTGCTATTACTGCATCTTTAATTCCTCTTGGTCTTGGTGTATATGTTTTAGGTATACTGTCTGTCTTTTTGTAATCATCCATACTTTCTGCATCTTTTAATTCTGTGCCTTCTTTTAGTCTATATAGAATTACCTTCCAGGCGTGACGGCAGTAGACTCCGCCTTTAAAGCGAAATAAATCGTACGGTCTGCCCTTATGCCCTAATTGTCTATTAACACCCTCACGACTTGCTTTGTCAATATCTTCTAATCTATATACAAAACCTGCACTTGCTAATCGCATCATATTCTTGCAAAATGTTCTAGTAGATTTGCTTGGTTTTCTACTCTTTTTGATATACTTAAATCGTACTCTATAGAATGATTTATCTAAAGCACTTGGTCTATCTTCTTTACTAATTATTTCATCTGCAAATTTGTCTTTTTTATTTTCTTTAATTAATTGTCTAGCCCAATCTTCATAATCTTCAATAACACCCTCATCTTGTTCATCAACTATTTCCCACTTTTCTTCATCTATTTGCTCACCTTGTAATTCTTCAAATATTATGTTTAAATCATCATCAGACATTTCCACCAAATCCTCTGTGTTTATATCCTCTTTTGTAACACCTTCTTTTTCTTGATCTTCTTCACTTTGTGTTTTAGCAACATCTAAATCAATGAAATCAGCAGGTTTAAGCGATTTAAAGTATAAATCAAGGCTTATATCATTAACTCTAAATATCCTCTCTAAACCCTTTAAAAGTGTGTTCTGGAAGGGAACGACCACAGTATTGGTAAAAAGTGAAAAAGCGTCACGGAGTTCGTCAGCATTATTTCCAAGACCACCACCCTCTGCTCGTATTCCAAATAATATCGGTGATGTCACTCTGTGTCCTGCAAGTATTTGATTAACGGCTTGTTTGGACATTCCTTCCCAAGCTGATTGAGCATCATTCATTTGGATAGGTTCTATGATAGGTGCTGTTTCCTTGCCATCATTAAATGTTATAAGTATTTTACCTGCATTGCCACTACCTGCAAACTTTTGATTCAATTGTCTTTCAATAGTACGTCTTTCTTCTTCTGTAGGTACGCCGTTGCTGAAACCCACGTGCATACTTGGTGTCATTCCTGACGTGATATTAGATAAATGAAATTGTGCAATCTCTAATTCCATTTGAATCCAATCCGTAGCTGCAACGTAATCAGGTGCAAATCCGTAGAATAAAGCAGGGTTCTTATCTCGAATCATTAGGATTTGACTTGCTTGTGTTCTATCTTCTGTGCTAAATGCTCTATATGGTCTTGGTTTATATTCTGCTTTTCTCACTTTAGACCAATTAGCAGAATAATAATAAGTGTCTATTTCTCCATCTACCATTTTTCCTGAACGGATATATTGAGCAGGTATATGAAGCATTTTAGCAATTTTACTTCGGTCACGACTCCATATGACATTTACATAACACCCCCCAAATAGCTTTAAATCCATAGCTAAATCCTTCAACACATCATCATCAGAATTATGCAATAGTTCTGTTAGGCGTAAATATGATTCCTTTTTTTCATCTGATTCATCAGCATCAGTAGCAGCCAATCCTTCACCATAGATCATAGCACCAATAGACTTAATCAAAGCACCATTGATAGCACTACCCAAAAATAGTTCTAGTAAATAATTAGGATATAGGTTATCCTCACCAAAAGAAATCCAATCGTGCCTAGAATCTTCTATTAAATGTGGAATGTTATAATGTGATAATTTTATTAAATCTAAATTCATAATTAAAATGTTATATAAACGCTTTCTGTTTCAGAATCGTTAGTTGTGTATTCTTTATAGTCTATGGCTTCATTTCCTGTTTCGGGTGTTAAGTTCATTAACCCTGTATATAGCAATTTAATAGCGTTATCAGGGTCTATGTTAGTGGCTGTAGAGGGGTCATTTTGATATATTTTCACATCATACATTCCATAAGGGAAATCAGTATTGCCCACAATTACTTGTCCACTTGTTGGAGATTCAGCACTGCTTTTAAAAAAAAATGTGATTCTCACATATCTTTCTTTATTAGCAAAACTATAACCAAAAAAAGATAAAAAGTTTTTTGTGTTTCCCGTCAATTGACTTGTAATTGATACAAGTGGACTCATAGTGGTTTCTGAACCATTTATAATCATTTCATCATATAATGGAACATTCATAACCTGCATAGATGCTATATGTGCTGTTGCCTGTATCATTGTGTTGCATTAGTTATATAAACACTTTCTGTGTCACTATCATTAGTTGTGTACTCTGTATATGTTACAGGTTTTAAATCACTTGTTCCTGCTAAATTCATTAATCCTGTATAAATTACTGTCAAACCTGTGGGGTCTAAATTAGTGTTAGATGTATTTTGATATATAGTAACATCATAAAAACCTAACGGATAATCTGTGCTACCTAAAAAGATAGTGCCTGTTTGCAAGTTTTCTGAAGCTGATGATGCTGTTACCAAAGTTATTAAAATTAAATTCCTTTCTTTATTAGCATAATTAGTTGAAGCTAAATATGTTTTTGATTTACCTGTCAACTGACTTGTAACAGTTACCAATACCTTATAATCTGCATTTGTCATTTTATCAAACAAATTCAAATAGTCTAAAGCTATTGTGGTTGCTGTATCATCTCGTAAGAACTGTATCATTTTTCTATAAAATATGTATTAAAGTAATCAGGTTTTTGTTCTTTGATTAATTTTAAATCATTCTGACTAAATGAATGTAATAATATGCCCTCATATTTATCCCTCAACTGTATCATTTTTCTTGGGTTTTATTTCTACAAAGTATTCGTCAAAGTGTTTTTTGCTATTCTTTTTTATCATTTGCAACTGTTCTTGGGTAAAATTATTTTTAAAAATACCCTCATATTTTTTATTCACCTTTATCATACTGCTTTTTCTTCTTAGGTTTTTCTTCTACAAATAGAGCATCTCTAACGCTTTCGTTTAATCTACATATTTGCTTTTGTGTTAGGTCATCTAAAGGTATTCTAATAGTATCAATAGATTTGCCTTCCCATTCTTTTTTTAATTTCCAAGCCATAGTGTTTTATTATAAATATAAAAGTTACATTATTGTTTTTTAGTGTACAAAAAAAGGGGTAATAAAACCCCTTCTTTCTTTGTATATAGAGTAACGATTAAGTTCCTACAGTAATAGTTAAGTTAGCTTCATCAGTCAATCCATCAAATGGATATTTAGCTGTAGCAGCACCTGCACTTGCAGGTAACTGTATTAAAGCATTTTTTTCTTCAGCAGCCCACTCAATAGTGTAACCGTTTAAGTCACCTTTTGCCGCACCTGTTATAACTGTTCCACCTGAAACGTGACAACCGTTGTCAATTCCTAATAAAAATACATTATCATTAGAATCTTGAACAAATATCTGTGATCGTGAATATGCCATAAGTCTTAACTCGTTAGTCATATCGTGGTCAATCTTTTGTAAAGTAACAGATAATGTTTGCTCAAAAAATGTTGTTCCATTAGCATTGTCAGAATTTATGTTTACAGTTAAGCTAGATAAATTCTGTACCAGGTCATATTTAAACACTTCTACAGTACCCCCACAACAAGACCAAGTTGCAAAACCTGCCGTTGTCATTTCAGTAGTGTTTATAGTAGCCACAGCAGATACATTATTACTGTATGACTTTGCAATATAAATAGCCTTTAAGCCACCAATGGTGTCCTTGCAGTCAATTAAACGTCCTCTTGTAATGTTACAAGCCATAGTATTTTATTTTTTTAAAGGTTAATAAAAGGGGAGTATATTACAACTCCCCATTTAAAGTATTAATTATAGCAACGAACCAAATACACCATCAGTTGCAACTGCTGTTTGTACACCTACCGCAAAGTTCATAACGATTCTTACATTATCAGAACCATCGTATTGATAAGTAGGTATCACTCGTGCTTCAGTCCAATCTGTTGCAAGGTTAGTTCCAAATACTAGGTTTTCTTTGTATGTAGCAACAATGTTATTATCAAACATACCAGGACATACGTAAATTGGGTGTCCAAAGTAAGTAATGCCTTCAAATGATTGTGAAACACCTAAATTGTTAATACCTTGATTAGAACCTGCTGTTGCTAATGCTTGAATTAAGAAAGCGTAAGTTTTGTGATTCATATAAAAACCAAAACCAGCTTTAGAGGTCAATCCGCCTATACCTACAGCAGCATCATACACAGAAGCCATATCAGTTAGAATATCACCAGAAGCTAAAGCATCACCAAAAGTAACTGCAGTAAAACTTTTACAAGCAGATGCTGCAAACCCTCCTGCATCTAAAGTACCTGAATTAGATGCAAAACCTACTGAGTTATTAGTGTCATCAACTTTTCCCATCCAAATACCTTTTTCTAATTGCTCACCTGCTTTTGCAGCAACTGAAGCTAATAAAAAGTCCTCAAATGTTCCTGGCAGATTTCCGTTTCTGTCCATATTCTCGCCAATCCACGTTGGGAATACTGTTCCTCGACAGATTTCTTCATTCACCTTATAGTCAGTCAATGTTAAAACCTGCTCAGTCAATTCTGTGTCATTTCCACTAGAGAAAGAACAAGCAGCTGCAACTATAGGGTTGCTTATTCCCAAATTAGAAATAACTGCTTTCGCATTTAAACCGTCTATTTGTCTCACATATCCTTTTGCAACTGTGTCAGGACTTTTTACTGCAGCAGTCACATAAGGCAAAGCCAATTTACCTGCGTAGGTGTTATCAGTTACGGTTATATCAAACTGATACTCTTTACTTAAATTGTATTTATTATTCGCCATTTTTTTAAAATTATTTGTTATTAATGTAATATGCTGCCCTTTCTTGTGTAGACAGTTTCTTTAAATCAACAGTTGAAGCAAAGTGTTCCCCTTCAGGATTATATGAAATACCTTCCGTAGCAGGTTGTCCACTTAACTCAACTATTTTACTTTTTAATTCTTCGATTTGAGTCATAAGTTCCCCTATAACTTCATTAGACATTTCTGTCTTATCTTCTTTATTTTCTTCGGAAACTTCTTCAGACAATTCAGCAGATGCTTCTACTTTGTCTGCTTTTAAATCAGCAACCGCATCTTCTAAATTTTTAATTCTTATTTCCATTCCTTTCCAATCAGCGACATCAGCCTCTTCAGCTAATTCTTCTTCTTTAGACTCTTCAACTACTTCTTCAGAAAGTTCTTCTTCAGATGCTTCAACATCTTCAGCTTCTTTTTCTTCTCCTAGGTCTAGGATTTCAGATGAATCACCGATTGTCATTTTATTGCCATTTTCCATTGTGTAGCTTCCCGCTGCTAATGGTTCTGCTTCGCCATCATCACCAACGGCAAATACTTTAGACCCAATCATAAACTGCTCATCTTCTGTAGCAAGAGTACGACCATCATCTAATTTCATTTCAGCGTAGAACTTTACGCTATAAGATTTAGGTTCATTTTTCATTTTTAAGAGATTTAAAATTTTTTCAATAGTTCCCATAACATTAATAAATATAAAAGGGTTAAAAGTGTTTACTTCTTTATCGTTTAACTGTTCTATTTTTTATAGCTGCACAGACTTTAGCAGCTGTTTCTTTGTTACCATATTCCTTCATTTGGTCTTTCATACAATCGTCCCAAGAATACTTTAACATAGCTTTTCTTTTAGCATAAGCTACATATTCTAACATCTTGTATTTTCTTTTTCTTTTCTTTTTTTTGCCGTGATCCCCTTCCATTTCTTCACGCATAGTAGCAGAAGCGTGGTCAACGCAAGGCATAAATAATTTAACACCATCAACAGTATGAGGGTGTGAACCTGAGCAACCTTTAAACATTTCTGCATATATTTCAGCTTCTTCTTTAGTTCTAAATAATGGCTCACCATCTAAAGCACCAACAGGATTTAGTTCATTATCTAAAATTAGATTTTTAATTTTACCCATCATTACCTCATCAGGACATTCTTCACAAACTTCATCTAATATATCTACTTCCTTAGATGCTTCAATTAGCTTATCGGTGAAATACCCCTCGATACTGAACCCGCGAACTTCTTTATTCTTTATAGCTTCCCATATTTCAGTATTGTTTTCTGCTGATACTTGTACAAACCACGTGCCAATTGGTAGGTTCTTGAATCCGTACATCAAACTTTTGTCATATTTCTTATCTTCCTTAATCCACGATTCTACGACAGTTAATCCTTGTATTGGCTCTTTGTGTTCAAAGGTGTGGTTATTGTTGTTTAGACTATTCATAAACAGCTTCTGTGCCTGTCTGATAGTTTCTTTAGTAAAAAAGACTTCGTATTCTTCATTCGTTTCTTTGTCTAATCTTGGTATGCGTTTTTCAGGAATCAAGATTGCACCAACTAATTGCTTCTTTTCTTCATCTACTTTTGCTAGTGATAAGAAATCATTATTAAAAAAAACAAAATTTTCTTCCACCGCAGGGAACTTGACAATGCTTATTGCGTCAACGCCAAAGTGTTCTGCTGTTTCGTCTATGATTAGTTCTATAAGTTTTTTCTTTTTTGCCATAACATCTATAAATATAAAGTTCGTAATTTTGTTTACAATGTTGCTTGTGTGTCTAATTCTTGTTGTAGTGCTTGAGCATTACTAATATCTTGTTCAACTACATATGCTTGAACTGTGCTATCACCACCTTCACCACCTTGAGCAGGTTCTACGGCTTCCATATTAGGCATCATTGGTCCAATTCCCTGTGTAGGTGTAGGGGGTGGCGAACCACCACCACCTACTGATCCACCACCACCACCACCGCCGCCACCACCTGCTTTCGATAGTGTTGCTTTAGCGTTTGCTATTCCTGCCAATACTGATGCGATACCTGAAGCTATTGCACCTAAGTTAGCAGGGAATGGAATACCTGCACCTGCTGCTATTGCACCTGAAATACCTTTAGCTGTATCTATTATTATTCCTGCTATTGCAGCAGCTTTTGCTGCTTTAGTACCTTCACCTGCTAATTTTGCTACTGATGATAATATACTCTTTCCTGAACCTACCAACATAGCTTTACTTGCTTCTTCTCTTGCTTTTTGTATTGCCAATAAATCTGCCGCTTTTTTATCTTCTATTGCTTTGAGTTTATCTGCTTGTGCTTGTGCATCATCTAACTCTTTTTGTCTTGCAGCCGCAGCATCATCTAATTCTTTTTGTTTTCTAGCAGCTTCAGCATCTAATTTTTCTTGCTCTATTGCCGCTTGTTCTGCTTCTAATGCTTTAAGGTTTGTAAGTTGTTCTGAACGCTGACCCGTAATCCTTTCATCTAAATCTGCAAGTTCTGTTTGGGCATCTATTAAAGCAACCTGTAAATCTATGTTGTCTTTATTTCTTGATAATTCTAATTCTGCTAACCTTACCTTTTTTTGTGCTAATGCTTCTTCTTTAGAAAATTGTTCATCTAGTATTCTGCCTAATTCTTCATTGGCAGCTATTCTTTCTTCAAAGGTTAAACTTATATCATCACGAATTTGTCTTTGTAATTCCGCATCTTTTTGATATGTTAATTGTAATTGTCTTTGTCTTGCATCTGCTAACTTAACTTCATTTTGTAGCTTTACTAATGCTTTTGCAAATGCAACTGTTTCTTTTGCACCTGCTTTGGCATTTTTAATAAAATCACTAAAACTCTCATTATTGCCTATTACAGCGTCTTTAACGCCATTAAACGATTCTTTTGCTAAATCCCCTGCTTCTTTAAATTCACCCTTTAAAACCTTTCCTACAGCTTTTCCTAACAATCCTAATGATTTCACTACTGACATAACAACTGTTCCTATTTTAGTCATTATATCGCCAAACACAGCAGATGCCACAGCAACCTTATCCATCATCACCTGATTCTTTCCTAGAGCTTCTTTTAATGCAACAAACCCTGAAACAATAAGACCTATTCCCATAGCCTTAAATGCCAACCCAACACCACTAACACCCGCTTTCATTACTGAGAAACCTTGTTTAGACTCTTTAGCAGCACTGCTAGTTTCCCGAACACCGTCCCTTAATTCATCAACCTGCTTAACAGCACCTTTTGCGTCTACATTTATTTTTATGTTTTTTTCTATCGCCATAGTATTCTTATTATTTGCTTAAACATTCTTTTAAAACTTGAATGGTATTCTTCCATTCCATAAGCAAAATCTAATTCCTTATCCTTGTATTCCACTAACTGTAAATGATCAATAGATGGTATGATTAATTTTGCTGTATTTTCTATATACTTTTTTAATTCCATAATAATTGGTCAAAGTTTTGTAATTCTATTCCGTTGAAATCTTGATATAATGCTAGTGGTGTATTGTACCCCAATAATATATCATCTATTCTATTGACTTCTAAATCAACTGACAACTGCCATATTCTTTCTGTATCTGTTTGGGTATCATCTAAACCAAACCTCAATTCTCCTGTGTCTGAATTTGCATCTATATATAAGCTGCAAGTATTAGCACCCACCTCTTTCATTCTCCAATCATTAACACCACCTGCTGTTTCTATTTGTGAAATAGTAGCACTATCACGCTTAAATGCAGTATGATATGCAAAACCCTCTGTAGTCCCTAAAGTGTATGTGCTGCTTTCTCCACCAATAACAGTCACTATTCCTTTTACTTTCATAATCATATTAGTTCCAAGAGGTATTATTATTTTTTCAGACGCCACAGAACCCTTAGGGTAAGCATATCCCCTTGTGTTTCCTTGTGTATATCCCACCAATATCATTCTATGACTTTCACCTGTTAGTGATGGTCTTGCCGATAATCCCATATTACCTTCGTACTTGATGACTATATCATCAGCAATAGGTTTTAATAATGGACTTGTGAACTTGTTGGTATAACTACCTGTAGTCAAAGGTAATTTTCCACCCGCTATTTTTCCTGACAACAACCCTTTGGCTTTACCCGTTTGAACAATGGAACGAGGATTGTATGTACTTGCCATACGCACAGGCATACTACCTGCATTACCTACACAAACAGCATACCCATCTGTGTTGTCAAAGGTATTTAGCATCCATAGACCGCCATTACAAGTACAACATTCTTCTGATGTTAAAAGATAGGCAGCAGATGCTGTAGGCGCACAATCAGGATTATCTTCAGGACACCACAACATATACGGTCCCGCCATATTTGCACCATATGTTGTACTTGCAGGTACCTGACCGCAACCATTACACGAGGTATCAAAACCATCTACGATTTTTAGCAATTTTGCTTTAGTAGATACTTTAGCACCTACCTGATAATTCTTTAATTCTAACACACGCCAATAAGTATCTTTAATAAAGATTTCATCATTAAAATTAAATTGTGCTATGTCTACTTCGTTTAGATTTAAATGGCACTCCATAATTCTTGCATCAGCATTATATATGCTATTTAAATACCTTCTCCAATACTCTTGATATAACGACCTCTCAATAGTGATACTTGAACCTGAAGAATTAAACAATTGCATATCAGCAAAAATAGGTGGATTGGCATTCCAATAAAGAGATTTAGTTTGTGCATTTATACTTGCTGAACCTGAACCCGCAGCCGTTACATTAAATGGTGAACAAAGAGGATATGTTGTAAATGCTTTGGCTTTAAATTTATCTGCATAGCCACCTATTGTTATAGGGTCCCAAGGTTCGTCCATCATCATATAGTGCATATACCAATAGCTATCTGTGCTTGGAAAACTTACATTGGTAGGTGAGCCACTATAAAAGAATAGTTTTGGCTTGGTTGTTTCTAATACATTTTCAAATCCTTCAGGGGTTTGTTTGTAGGTATACTCATACTGTACTACCATATTAGGCACTTGTGTTCCTAATTCCGTGTTTGCAGATTGATAGACCATATTGTTTATATATGGCGAAAATATAGATTTGTTTTTTAGTTCTCCTGATGCCCATTCATTAGGATTAGTTTCTTTGTAGTTTCCATAAACATTATAGGCAGGTGCTAATTCTTTAACGGATTTATTCATTAAATCAATATCTTCCAAATCAGTAAAATGGATATTCTTCTTTTGTATTGATGTAGTATCTGTAACAATAATTTCTTTGTCTAAATCTAGTTTGTCAGTCCAATGCTTTATCTCTCCTGCTGAAATGAATGTGTTAAAAGTTTCTATTAGTAAGTTCGTTTGGTCGTTAGGGTCAGGCAAAATAACTAGATTAAACCTTTGCAGTATGTCTTTTAAGAAATCTTTTTGTGTAATAGAGTCATCTATACAACTTGGGATATCTACCACTTGGTCATATACATTAGAAGCATACCCTTGCCAATTTACAGAGATTTCATTATACATATTGTTATATCCATATTCTACTAAACTTATACCTGAACCATCACAGTTATTTCCAAAAAAGCTCTTGCAACACCCTAGAGTAATAGATGCATCGCCAGGACTATCCCTAAAGAATTCAAAAGAAAATACTGTTATTCTTAGCTGAATGTTTGTGCCTACAGGTATGTCGCTTATATTAATCACTTCATCTACTGTATAGAAGCCGTATGAGTTCGTATATTGAAATGTACCTGAAACACCGCTCATAGGTCCCGATACTGTTGTATCGCCACTACTATCTATAGACACCCCGTGAGCCATAATGATATATGGCAATCCCGCACCTGATGTGTCGATATTGTTCAGACAAGAACGAAATTTTACCCCTATTGCAAATTGGTTGGGGTCTGTTTTGGTAAAGTAATCATCACTCGTATTCCAAAGTCCATTAGGGTCAAGAGGCACACTATAATCTGACGAATAAGGCGTATTAGTATTAGCAGGTATAACAATCGCATTCATAGATGACATTGTTGTTGATGAACCCCAAAATTGGAAACCCCACTGTGAACTATTACCCACAATCATTGAACCCGTTGCCTGTCCAGGTGTTTGTACTACCACCGCAGATGGTTGGTCAGTATGATTACACGTAGTCATAAACAGCTTTCTAAAATACGCAATATCATCTATAAAAGTAGAAGTGTAAGAGAATCCTGCTTTTGCTAATATCAATCTAAATAATTCTCTAATCTGTATAGCAGGTCTTAATTGTGTTATCCACACCATATCATCAACAGGGTCATCTAAACCCGTAGGTTGACCAGAAGCATTAAGCATCCCAAAAGCATTAATTGTTGATTGTGATAATCGCAGGTATTTAGATTCTTGTAGATTGTAAAAAAACTTACCCATTGTTGCTGATATTGGGTACATAACTTTCTGAACATCTGCATCAGTATCTCTTAATGATGCACCTTGTGAGCCATCAGGATTAACCGCATAGAAATCATTAGCAGAGCCGTCCCAAGATTTTTCTACGTTATCAGCATTAAATGTATGGTTCAAATCATAGCTATAACTCAATCCATTATCAGCTCTAAAAACATCTCTTAATTTTTTGTTTCCTATATTGGTAAATAAATCTGCTGCCGCCGACATTAACACAACTTCATAAACTTGTGCCTTTTGATATACTGATCTTAATTCTATGACACCTTCAAATTGTGGTATTGTTCCCACATATAAAACAGCATTAAATTTTTTTCTTGCATCAAATACTAAAGTTTCTAGATTTACATTATACCAATCTTGAAAAAACTCGTTATTATTTTTTGTAAAAGGTAGCTTAAATGTTTGGCTGTAATTGGCTTTTCTTTTATCAGGTTCAGCAATATCAGCAAACTGAAAATTCAAAGAAACATTAGGTGCTTCTTGCAAATCCAATTCATAGGTGCTATCTAATGTGGACAAAACTGTAGCTTTCCTATATGCAACGAGTCTAACTTTTGACATTATGAGTTTGTGTTTATATTATTAGCGTATTTTATTTTAATAGTATATTGAATCATCTTATCATTAGCAACTGTCTTTCTAACAAAACTGCTATCTGTAACCATTACCCCTTGACTAAATTCGGTGTCTGCATTTTCTACTATTTCAACATTTGTTGACATAATAAGTCCTTCTAATAGCTGTGCATCTTGTTCTGTAATCCAATCTGTGTTTAATGTTTCCTCTAGTGTTGCTGTTGTTTGTCTTGTTTTTTCTCCCCTTTGAGTATCAGCATAAGAATACTTTTCTTCACCGAAATTCCCAAGCATTGTAGAGAAAGTGTTTCTTTCTACATTTATTGTTTGCTGTGATTTCTTTTTGAAATTAAAGTAATCCCAACACCCCAAACTATTACGCCACGCTAATCTTCTAACTTTATATCCTTTGCAACTACCATCTTGCTTAATAAAATAATAATCTGCTGATCTTACAGCACCCGCACCTGTGTCATCATACGCCCATATTTTATAGTATGCCCACCCACTAAAATTAGAAGGTCTTGCACCTGTATCTTCTTCTTGTGCTTCTAGGTTTGCAGGTCCGCACCCAACATACACCAATCTTTCAACATCACTATTAACTTCAGTACCTGATGTGTTTGGTATTGCACCCCCATTATCTTCTCTATTAGATAGCTCTTGAGTAGAACCTATTTGAGCCCCCGCTGAATCATAATATGCTACTTTAATATATCTTGCTATACTATTAAAATCATCTTCTCCATTTAGAAATCCTAGTGTGTGGTAGTCGGTATCTTGAACATAATTTCTGTAAACTGAACCACTAACAACATCACCTGAACTTTGTTGTACATCACTCAAAAATCTCTTTGTATTACCACTCATTTGAAACACTTGAAAATCAGTTCCCTGTAAATAACTTGAACTTGTGTTTCGTGCAGTAAATAATGGCAGTGATGCTGCCATAAACCAAATATCTTCAGCAGTATTATTTATTGACCCTGATGTTCGGTCAGTGGGTGCTTCATCTGCGGCATCAGCGTAATGCTGATATGCCTTAACAGTTATCTGAACTATCTGTGATTTCAATGTACTACCATCACCATAGGTTTGCATCTTATCACCATTTAAACTGAATGGCTTATCTGTATCATTAGCACCCAATTTATGAATGGTTTTCATTTTATTAGCACTGCTATTTTGGTCATATATAGTGTCGACAAGTTGTGAGTTAACAATATCTCTTAAATCAAAATATGCCCTTGCTTTATTACTACTAATATCTGCTGCCGCACCATTCCGTCTTTGTTTCATTTTACCTATAAGCATAGATGATGTTATAGCAGGTCCAATATATGTTTCTAACACAAGTTTATAATAAAAGAAAGCTGCTATACTTGAGCTTTGATATACCATAAATCCTATTACGGGATTCCAATTCGTTATCACAGGTATTTTATCTGTATGCAGTATTGGTTTTTGGTCAAATGATAATCCAGCCATATTTTTCTATTTTCCTATTACTAATTCTAATTGTTTTTCTAAATCGTTTGCAAATGCGTCTAAAATTGCATCTGACTGCTTGTTTAATTCTTCTGTAAATGGTTTACTAAAGAATTGGGTTCTTGTTAAACCCCTCTGTGCTATTGCTCTACCTATAAGAAATGCCGCACTTTTTATATTGCTTTTGTTTTTTGTTATAAACTTACCATCAGCACCTCTTAATTTGAGTGGCTTATTTTCTATCCACTTTGCTACAACCCCCCTTGCTATATTGTTGCCTCTAAATCTAAAAGGACTCTTGCCACCCCTCATTTTTCCACTACCTTTATATCCACCCGAACCTCTAACACCCTCATCAACAAAATCCCAATACTCGGAAGCACCACCAAAATCAAAAGTTAATTTAACACTATCTTGTTCTGCTGTAACTAAATAACTAAAATCATTATATAGTGTATTTGCCTTTGTTGTTTTCTTCTTCTTTTTAAGTATAGACCTACCTTCCTTGACAACATTTCTGCCAAGCAATTGCATAGCTTGTATGGTGTTATCTAGCTTCATTAATCATTGGGGTCTATTGGTGAAATACAAAGATTGTTTTTGTTGTTCACTTGCATACTTATTGTTGCTGACCACCCTGTCAGTAGA